CCTCAGGCAGCTTGCACGTCGAGCCAAATGCCGTGCTCTTCGTCGTGAGCGCCTCCTTCGTCTGTGACGCGAAGGCTGGATTCTCAATCGCTGCTGTCACCCACACCGCAATATTCTCCTTCACCAGCGAAGGCTTGACCTTGAGCTTCTTCTTCGTCTCCAGATATTCCACAATGTTCCCTACCACCTGGTTTACCACGTAGTCCACGTGCGTCCCTCCCTTGGATGTCCAGATACCGTTGACGAACGACACCTGTAGAAACCCGTCTATCGGCGTATCGGCCACCACCACATTCCACCGATCGCTCGTGTGCGCCGCCACAGGTGTGGTCACAAACTCACCCGCATACGCCGTCAGGTCGCGGCACTTGATCAGCGTCTTCTCCTCTCCGTGCTTCCAGTGTACCTTCACATCCTTCCCCACCGTCATTGCCAGATCGCTCGCCCGCCGACGAAACACGCCTACCAGATCAGAATTGATCTCCGCCAAACCGAATCGCCCGAAGTCGGGGGTCCAGGATACGCTGACGTAGGACTTGCCCTTGCATGCGACGATCTTGGGCTTGTTCACCACCGTCATGTTGTCTTCCCAGACCTGCGTATACTTCTTGCCGCGTACCGAGTCCACAGTCTCCACCACCATCTTCTTCGCAAAGATGTTCGCCAGCTTCACGCCGTAACCGTTCTTACCGCCCACCAGCTTCTTCTCTTCCTTGTCGTAGTTTGTGGAGGTCAGCAGCTCGCCAAAGATCAACTGAGGAACCCACACGCCATACTCGGGATGCTCCAGAACATCAATGCCCTCGCCATCGTTCTCCACTGTAATCGTCTTGTTGTCCGCTGAAATTTCGATCGTAATATTCTTCACAGGATTTGCGGACGCACGCTGCCGCATGCGGACCACCTGATCGTGGGCGTTCACCACGATCTCATCAAACAGCTTGTAGAATCCAGGATTAAAGCCTACTAGCATCTTCTCCTTGAACGACTCCCCTTCGACTACATACATGATTTCCGACGTCGTCTCGATGGACCCAACATAGGTATCGGGCAGCGAAAGGATGTGCTCGCGGTGCGTGTGCTTCTTGTATGCTTCAGCCATTTTGGGTGTACCCTCCCCCAGCTAGACAAAACGGCTGTCCGTTTTACAGGGAAAAGACATATTCATGTAAATGCCCCCAGCCAAGGGAAAGAAGTCCACAAAGAAGGTTGTAGACGAAACACAGAAAGTTGAACTTCCGCCCGTGATCTTTTTCCTACGAATAGGAAAGGAGTTTGATTTTGACGAGGAGCGCGTAGATGTTCCCGCTCCATCGGGAAGTGATGGACCAACACAGTATTCGGATATTCTGCAGACAACAGAGACCCAGGAGCGGAGGTTTGATGAGAACGTGATCCATGAACTCATGACCAAACTATCCTTGTCTACGTCCTATTCGAAGGGGGCAGCCTGTCTGTGGTGCTGCCACGGATTTTCTGGGGATTCCTTTGTGATTCCTACACACTACGATGTATACACAAACTCCTATACTGCCGAGGGAAACTTCTGTAGTCCCGAGTGCGCCCTTGCCACGATTTATAAGGAGCCATATCTCACTGAGTCCGATCGCTGGATTCGTCATTCGCTTCTACGTAGTTTTTACCGTCGGCTGTATTCCGATGACAAAGATATTCAACCTGCTCCCGACAGGCGTGTTCTCCGTCTTTTTGGCGGAAATCTAGATATTCAGCAGTATCGCGAGTTCTTCCGTAACTGCACAAAGCCACTTCAACTTGCTATGCCACCTGTTCGCCTGTATATGCCGTCCGTGAACACCCAGGCCTCAGTCCGCGATGTGAAGTCTTATGTCTCACTGTCCAATGAGACGGTGAATAAGGCCTCGCAGCAACTCCGCCTCAAGCGCTCAAAACCTGTCCACGAAGGCATTCCTACCCTCGACAAGTGCCTTGGACGTTAAATTTTCCAACCCAAAATGTCCCATTCAAGCAATGGCATCTTTACAAGATCTTTTGAAGATGTCAATGCTCTACCAGGTGATGACGACGAGCGGAAGCAGTTTCCGTCCTCTCTTAGCATGGTTAGGCCTGTCCCTTTACGAACGTATTCCTCCATGGGTATGGAACTACCGCGGACCGTCAAAGACCGCTTATGCTGGTCGTGAACCGTCTGCTGTCATTGAATGTGAGCGTGGCCCGCCGCCGCAGAATAATAAGGGCGCTAACGTTCCCGCTTTCCTGACTCGCATGGATGCCGTGATTCACTTTGTCTCCTGCTCTCCCAATACGAAGCGCCTCCTGTCCATCGCGAATCATGATTACCTACCCTACGAGTTCGAGGAGGTTCGACTAGACGAGGATATCTATTTCCGTCTCACACATGTGGATGTTGACGACGGAAATATTAAGAACATTAAGTTCCAGCTCATTTCGTATGATCACCCGATCCAAACTCTGCAGAAGTTTGTGGAGTCATGCAACCAAGATTATGAGCGTCGCATGCTGAATAAACTTGGAAATAACCTTTACTTTTTCGACCAGATCGTGGAAGGAAAGAAGAAACGTTCGAACCAGAACCCACTTCCCCAGAATTTCTTAGTCTACACGAAGCACAAGTTTTCCACAACACGCACGTTTGAGAATGTTTATTTCGAGGAACAGCCGATCGTCAAGAAACGTGTCAATTTTTTCCTGGACAAGCGGTCATGGTATGAGAAGAAGGGTATTCCCTATACTCTGGGATTCCTCTTTCACGGAGACCCTGGAACAGGCAAGACGTCGGAAATCAAGGCTATTGCCAATGTTGCTCGTCGTCACCCCGTCAATATCCAACTCTCGGAAATCAAGACAAAGACCCAGCTTCGCCATCTGTTTTTCAGTGATGATATTCATGTGTTCAATGGCACAGTTCTGGAGAAGTATACCATCCCTATTTCCGAGCGTCTGTATATTATTGAGGATGCTGATGCGATGGGCGATGTTCTGCTGAAGCGCGAGTGGAAGCGCCCTGAACCTGTTTCTGCAGTTCCCAAGGATCCCTTTACAGCCGAACTTGATGATGATATTATCAAGGATCCTATCGATCTCTCGTTCCTCCTGAATCTCCTAGATGGCACCCTGGAATCCAGTGGTCGCATCTTGGTCTTTACTTCCAACTTCCCCGAGCGCTTTGATCGTGCCCTAATTCGCCCAGGCCGTATTGATATGATCATTCATTTCAAGAAGTGTTCTCGCACAGTTCTCCGTGAGATGGTAGAGGGGTTCTACGACATTACAGATGTTGATCATGAACTGTGGTCGCATCCCGAGATGGATGAGAAGTGGAGTCCTGCCGAAGTCAACCAGATTCTGTTCCGTAATTTCGAAAATCCAAAGCAGGCAATGGATGAACTCCTGACGCTAGAATCGTCAAATCCTCTACTCAAAAAGGAGGTAGTGGAGGATACTACGCCTATTCCTACTTGAAGAACCCCGCCACATATTCATACGTCTCTGGTGGAAAGCCGAAGAGAACAATATAAATAAATGCGCCAAACATCGGAATTCCTGCAAATACAGCGGTAGCAATGGCCCAACCGAACATTCCGCCCGCTGAAGGAACGACAATTGATGCAAGTAGACCAAGAATCGGGATAAACCAGACAAGTAGAAACATATTGGCATACGGTTTCATAATTGGGAACTTGCCGAACACAATGGTTTCTACAGCATACCATCCCGCACGGGAGTAGATGAGGAGAAGAATAAGCACAAGGGTGTATCCCAGATAGCTGCTGGCCGATGAAACAGTTGGTGTGTGGATGGGATCTTCCGTCTCTTCAGGAGGGACGTCGGCGACTGGGTCGTCGGTGTTCATTCTTCTTATTATTATGTAGAGAACACGAGATTACCCTGTCCATTTGTAACCTTGAGGAAATTGTAGGATTCAATGTAGATGATAGAGGAATAGGCACCGTACTGGAGGGGATACTGCGTAGATGGTGGAATAATCGTCAGCGTCTGTCCCGCCTGAAGAAGGGGGGGAATACCTGGACCTGGCGAGACGGTTGCGCCCACTGGAACCAGTGTAGGAACAGGGTTAAATGCGGTTTCCTTTACGATACAGACTGCAGCAGGACTTGTAATCGGTACAAGCTGTCCCGAACTATCGTAGATGGTTGTGATCGTCGGTGGAACCAGGAGTGTATACTGGAGATTTGTGCGGTTGAACATGGATCCATTGAGAGTTCCCGACGGCTGAGTAATGGTATTCGGATCTAGCGAGAAGGAATAGAGATTAATTCCAGGAAGAGATGTGGTATCTCCTTTCGAAAACTTATAATTCTGTATGAGACGGAAGAAGTTTGTATTCTTCGTGTTTTCACGCTGTGTTCCGTCAAGAACTACTGTCCCCTCCTGCATAATATCCTGCATGTTCATGTTGTTTGATAGCTGGATACCCGACGAATAAAACTGCGAGGGCGGAACAGGGGAAAACACGTTCGAGGGAAGAATGGAAGGATTTACGGGCGGATAATAAATATTATCCCAGTTTGTGTAATTGTCCCAGTCATTTACTAGAATACGATCTTGGCGCTGGAATAGGGAGACAATGCGTGTACACAAATTATACATTGGAATGGGAACATCATTGTAGCCATACTGATTGTTGTTTTTCATATACCGCACCTGGGTTACCAAAAATGACTTCTCGTAGGCAGCAACGTGAGCGCGCTCAGTGTCTGTAAGGAAAATGTAGTTGGCTTCAATGTAAGGATTAAAGTTCCAGTTTTGCAGTGAAGTATTGGTTGGATTTCCCTGAATATCAGGATAAGAAAGGAAGTTCTGTATTCCGCGGAACGTATCGGCAGGGTTTCCCACAATGCGCGTCAGGTAGGTTGGATCATACGGTTGGTTGTAATTTAAGTTTATGAGTGTGAACAGGTTGTAGATATTGTTGAACGTGATCTGAATCTCTACCTCCGTCTGCACAAGGGAGACAAGGGGGAGCGACTGACCAATCTCCTCACAGAACCAGACGGCAGGGGAATGTTTAGTTGACGACCTCGAATGGAAGGGGCGGGAGGGTTGACTCCATCTACGTTGATGGCATTGGGATACTGGTTAAAGAGTCCAGGAGAGTTTGCGGGATCGTACATATCAGGTGTATTTCCTACCATCTTATCGAGAATTGCCCTCTTTGTGGCATCATGTTTCAAGTAACTTGCAATCTTCATCCATTCTCCCGTCATAGTCACTACAGGGGTTCCGTTGAGGGTGACTGTAGCCTGTTGAATCATATTGTATCCGAGATTACGAATCCACTGAAACTGAAACTCCTTGGCAAGGTGTGTTATCTTGTCAATCTCTACAAGGGGAGACCAAATATCGGGGATGTCAACACACAGATAGCAGTCGTGAAGGAGATCGGCGTAGCGAGGAACCTTGAAGCGGAACGTCTTGTTCCCTGCAATCGGCAAATTGGTATCGGTGACATTCATGGGCGGAAGTTGAAAATGCTCCATCGCAAAATTCGTGTGGCGCTTATACATCTTCGTAAAATACGTCATCGACGGATTTCCGTTCAAAAATACGTTCTGGGCGCCGAAGCCAGTGAGTTGGACGAGGCCGCCTGGCATGCCGTGCTATATTATGTTATACGGTATGAATAATGTATAAGAACCTTCCGTATATCCTTATTGGTATTCTGGTCATCGCAGTTCTGATTCACTCGTATATGAGCGTTCGCTTCGGATACGACTGGATTGGGGCGCAGACACGTAAGGTAATTGGGAGGGCAATGACAAAGAGTAATTCGATTACAGAACTGTACCCTATTCCCCCGATTCCATTTATGGACCGTTTTTCGCAGTACACGAAGATCCCCAAGATGAAAGAGAGTTCGGAGGCTCCTGGTGTGGCCTTTTACTGATTACTGAGGATTGTTGACGAAGGCATCGGAGGCAACACTCATATTGAGTGTCTTCTTCTCGCCGCCAGGAGAAAGAATGGAGTTGTTGGCGAGGACAAATCCGTTAGTGTTCGTACAGCATGTAGGACTCCACGAGACTCCGCGTGCTCCCTTCTGTACATTGTAGCTTGCACCCGCTGCAAACGTCGTATACGTACTCGCATACGCCGCTTTCTGCGACTGAGGATAATTCCTGTAATACTGATTGACGGCTGCACGTTTCTTCATCTCGGTGACTTCCGACGCACTCTTGAACTGAACCTGCTGGCTCAGGAATTTAGGTCCGCCTTCCAATGAAACACTGGGGTAATACGAAGACATGCTATTATATTTACAGGTTAGAAAATGATACATACAAATGGCTCCTGTTCGCTTTCTCCTGGTTTCCACTCACACCGAGCAGGTGACGGGGTATTCGAAGGTGTCATACAACCTTCTCAAGCAGCTCGGTACGCTGCAGCCGCTGATCAAGATTTTTCACTTCGGGTTCCAGCGCACACCCGCTCGTCTGCCTTCTCCTGCCCGCCCGCTCTCTGGTATTATTCAGTACGATGCCGCGGCCAACGAGGACCCGAAGGAGCAGGGGTTTGGCTTTAACAAGTTCAAGGAGTATGTGGATACGGTGAACCCCGACATCATCATGATTTATAACGACCCCATCGTGATCAATCAGTTTATCCAGCAGGTGAAGGATGTCCCGAAGTCGTGGAAGCTTTGGGTCTACCTTGACCAGGTCTATAAGGGTGCAGACATGGGTCTGCTCCGCAACATTGAGAACGCATCTGACCGTATTCTCTGCTTCACGGAGGAGTGGAAGAAGTACCTCATGACCCGCCTGACGACGCCCAACATCAAGATCGATG